AAAGCGACCCTACCGGTTGCTAAGTGGAATGCTCAATGGATGCAGAACCCTACATCAGAAGAAGGAGCTCTTATAAAAAGGGAATGGTGGCGTAAATGGAAGTCCGATACGATTCCACCGCTTTACCATGTGATTCAATCGTATGACACTGCCTTCATGAAGAAGGAAACGGCTGATTATAGTGCCATTACCACTTGGGGTGTTTTTTACCCCAGTGAAGATAGTGGAGCTAATTTGATCCTACTTGATGCTATTAAAGGACGATATGAGTTTCCTGAGCTCAGACGGAAAGCTCTGGAAAATTATAAATACTGGCAACCTGAAAGCGTCCTGATCGAGGCTAAGGCTTCAGGATTACCCCTGACGTATGAATTAAGGAAGATGGATATCCCCGTAATGAACTTTACACCGAGCCGTGGAAATGATAAGCATGTAAGGGTAAACTCGGTTGCACCGCTATTTGAGTCAGGAATGATTTGGGCCCCTGAATTTAAATTCGCGGAAGACGTGATCGAGGAATGTGCAGCGTTTCCTTTCGGAGACCACGATGACTTAGTTGATAGTATGACTCAAGCCGTTATGCGCTTCAGGCAGGGTGGTTTTGTCACTCACCCAGAAGACTACGTAGAGCCCAAGCGTGAACTTATAAATAGGACCTATTACTAATGTTATATGTAGAATTTTTAAAATGGGCTGGCAAGTGGGCACTTGGCAAACAAAAATATTTAAACAAAGTATGGCAGGAAGCCACTAAGGGTGGAAAACAAGTTCTTGAAAGTCATTTTCCCAAGTTGCTAAACAAAGCTAAAGATTATTATAAAAATTTTAAAGGAGCTGATCTTAAACCTGTTAAACCTAAAAGATTTAAATGGGAACCTTTTCCTACAGATAAATTAAGAGCGAAACTAAAAGAACAAATTAAAGCTGACCAATTACACGCTGCTAATACAACACGATTTGTTGAAAGTGCTAAAGAAGGAATAACGAGTATAAAGCCCCCTGGCTTTCATCCTTCCGTGATTAAGGGGGGTAAAAAAGGTTGGAAACCGAAAAAAGCTGAAGGCGGTATTATAACTGTTTCAGATCCAGGTATGGGTGAGGGTCCATTTATGATGGAAGAATTTTTAGAAGCCGTTAAGCAAGGCTTTAAAGGAACTTACGATGAATATATTGATCAGATTGATAGAAGTCCTAGAGATTATTTAGCTGAAGGCGGTCCAAGCCAAAAGGACATTAATAAAGGAATCGCTGCGATTGAAAAATTAAAATCGAGTCTGATGCCAGAATCCTATGAAGAATTAATCGAGATTTATAAAGATAAACAAAAAGATTTAAACATTGACATTATGGAATCCGCAGGAGGCCTAGGGGATTTATTAGGTGAAGGCGGAAGAGCGGGATTTGATACAGGGGGAAGTGGCATTAGAAAATATACCATCCCTCCAAAAGTTTGGCCGTTAGTTGTAGAAATGTATGAAAAAGCAGGTGGCCGTGGTCAAACAGGAATGAGTCTTAAAGAATTTGCTTTTCAATATTTTAATAAAGCTAAAGGCGGAAGAGTTGGAATGATGTATGGCGGTGATCCGGGGTTCGCGTTCTCTTATGGAGGCTCCTGGGCTGACTGGAAAGATAACCACGCGAGTGAAATGCCGTTGATGGATTATATCAACCAGAAACTTCCTAAAGCTAGACATCCTTTCTCGGATTCGAAATATCAGGATGGTGGACCCGTACATGAGTTAGATGGATTAGCATTAAGTATATTTCAAAAACCTTATGCTCAATTAACAGCTTCTGAACAATCTGCACTTGATAATTTTAAACCTGAACCCTACGAACCGATACCCAAAGCCGAAGGCGGAAGGATTGGTTTGGCCGGTGGTATGAGTGCTAAAAGAATCGATAGTAAAAAACGAGATAATTATTTTAGATTTAATCGAGATAATTATATGAATCTGTTTGAATACTTACAAAGTGAACAAGCTGAGAGAGATTTAGAAGGAGCCTTTAAAAAAGGTGGAAAAGTTAAAAAAGGAGGCATTGGAGATTTACTGGGAGAAATGTATCGACTATTTGAAATAGGTCCTCTCTTAGGCAGTCCTGAATTAATGGATGTTATACAAAATCTACCTTTTGAAAAAGGAGGACGGGTTGGATTTAAAAAAGGCGACAAAGTTGATCTTGACCGAAGAATGATTTTAAAAGGAATAGGGGCTTTAGCTGCCCTCCCTATGTTTAAATGGCTTAAATTCGCTAAAACTAAACCGGTGAAAGATATTAGTGTAAAATTAAAATCATGGATTGATGATAGTGATGAAATGACAGAATGGGGGCCTCAGGCGACTGGCCGATGGGCAGGAAATTTTGATATTTCATCTTTAACCCCTCAAGGTGTCACTATATTGAAAAAGCTGTTTGGAAAAAATGTTAAAACGGTCAAAGATAAATCAGGAAAAATAACAGCAAGCATGGATGATGTGGGGACAGAGGATGCTGCAATGTACGTCGACGATATTATTAAAAAAGGAAAAGGCGGCATTGATTTTAAATACGTGGACGATATCGTAGGCGGGACGGGTAGTGTAGATGCAACGTTGGCTCATTATGCAAAAACGTTTGGTAAGAACAGCAAAGCCTATAAAGATTTATTAAAAAAATCTAAAAAGATGACAGAAAAGCAAAAGATACAATATGAACTTGATGAGGGCTATGATCCGTATGTAGATGACGTCCTCGATCTTGTATATCCAGGAAAAGGTGAAGGCGGATCCGTGGGCTATCCTCCATTACAACCTGAGGAAAAACCTCCTTTCCAGGGACCTCCTTATGAAACCAACAATCCTAATGAAGCCATTAAAGAAATTCTTCGTAGAGGTCTTGGAAGTGGGATAGCAGGAGCACCTATTGGTGGTGGATTTTCTTTAGACATGCCTTATGGTGAGGGCAGTGAGTTTGATATTGGGTTAGGATATCAAACAGAGAATCCTTATGGTTTCGCAGCGGGATATGGTGTGGACCTAGAAGGAGATGATACAATGGGTGCAAGATATACAGGTGATACTTTTAATATTGGAGTGAAAAAACAAGAAGGATCTGATCCTCAGTTTAAGTTTCAGAAAAAATGGAAATTTGCTAAAGGTGGAAAAGCATGGCGACCTAAAAGCGCACCCAAATTAACAACAACCATACCTCCAGAACGAGGTCCAACACCGCAAGGATTGACTTATTTGACAGGAGATGATATAGTTCAAAATATAGGATAGAAAATGGCAGATATAGATAAGACATTACCCAATGTCATAAAACAACCTACAGAAATTCCAACACCCGAAGTAACTGGAGAAGATACTGAAGTTAATTTAGTTGAAGATCAAGTTACGGAGGACGTTGAACAAACTGAATTACCTGATGGCGGCGTGGAACTTAATTTTGACCCACGATCCAAGCTCAATGGACAACAACCCCAGGGGCATTTTGATAACTTAACCGATGCGGTAGAGGACAGCTTTCTTTCCAAACTCGGTTCGGAAATGCAAGCCAATTATACCGATTATAAAAATTCAAGAAGAGACTGGGAACAAACGTATATTAAAGGACTCGATCTTTTAGGTTTTAAATACAGTGTTAAAACCGAACCGTTTCAAGGCGCGAGTGGAGCAACCCACCCCGTGTTAGCGGAAGCGGTAACTCAGTTTCAAGCCCAAGCTTATAAAGAACTATTACCAGCCGATGGGCCGGTGAGAACACAAGTGATTGGTCGTAGCGATCCTCAACGTGAACAGCAATCACAACGTGTTAAAGATTTCATGAATTATGAGATCATGTACGATCTTAAAGAATACGAAGCCGAATTTGATCAGATGTTATTTCACTTACCGTTAGCAGGCTCAACGTTTAAAAAAGTTTATTATGACTCTTTACTTCAAAGAGCGGTTTCTAAATTTGTTCAAGCGGATGATTTAGTGGTTCCGTATTCAGCGACTTCCTTAGACGACACCGAAGCGATTATTCACGTCGTGAAGATGTCGGAAAATGAATTAAGAAAACAACAAGTTTCAGGTTTTTATCGGGATGTCGAGTTAACTAAACCAGCGATTACGAGTGATAAAGTTGAAGAAAAACAAAAATCATTGGCGGGTACGACTAAAGTCGGTCGTCAAGAAGATGTTTATACACTTTTAGAGTGTCATGTTAATTTAGATTTAGAAGGATTCGAAGACGTAGGTCCCGAAGGGGAACCTACAGGAATAAAGCTTCCTTATGTAGTAACGCTCGAAGAAAGTAGCAGAGTCGTTTTATCTATCAGAAGGAATTTTGCGCCCAACGATCCAACTCGGAAAAAAGTCCAATATTTTGTCCATTTTAAATTTCTGCCTGGACTAGGATTTTATGGTTTTGGATTGATTCACATGATTGGCGGATTGAGCAGAACCGCAACGGTTGCTCTCCGCCAATTATTAGACGCAGGAACATTATCAAACTTACCCGCAGGCTTTAAACTAAGAGGAGTTAGAGTTAGAGATGACGCAGCTCCGATTCAACCTGGAGAATTCAGAGATGTGGATGCTCCTGGCGGAAGTTTAAAAGACGCTTTTCAATTTTTACCTTATAAAGAACCTTCCCAAACCCTATTACAG